GAAAAGTACGCCTGTACCGATGTAGCTTTTGCATTAGATAAGCGATAGTTCCTATTTCTAAAAACTGCTTTACCATCTTTACCTATAAAAAACTGTGCATTTTCAGCAGTTTCACATGCTCTTATAGCAGTAAGAATATCATTATTACTTGATGCTTGACTTTGCACTTGTAATGTTCCAGTTTGTATATCCCTTAAAGTAGATGGAAATTGGACTTGGTTAAGCAACCTAGTAACCCTTGCACTAGATAACTCTTGGGTATCTTCATAGCCTAAAACAGTAGATATACCAATCTCGGAAAAACCACCACGACCTAAACGCCAACCAGCAGAACTTAATGTCTGTGAGTTTAAAATTTTAAAAGCATCAACACAATTAAACTGAACAACCGAGTCTGCACCAAGAGCTGGAAAAGATACCGGTATCATATCTAAGAATCCAAAAAATATTGGATAGCTTACAGAATCATAAGTAGCTGAAATCTTAACCGGCTTTAAAGGTTGTATTTTAGTAATAGCATTAGCAGTGTCATAGTAAGGGCTAGAAGTGTTATTAGGATTAAACCTGTTATCAGCATTGGACAACAACAAAGATGCAGTTCCACCAACAAACTGCCCAAGCTCATTTGCCCTACCACGCTTAGTATTAAATTGCCTTACATAACTAGATATATCTGTATACGATAAAGAACTGTCAAAAGGATTGTTATCAAAAGCAACTTGGACTGTTAAATCAACATCAGAATCAAAAGCAACAGACATTAGAACGCTACATTTATTCCACGCCTAGCACCCTCTTGAAGTGCTTTTGCGACTGCTTCTTCAATCTCTTGCGGAGTACCCAATATAGATTGCGGATTAACTGTAATAAGATTTGTAGTACCAAACCTAGCTAAACCACCACCAACATCAGTAAATTTACTTTCGACACCTGCACCACCACTTGCTGGAAACACAGTACTTCCGCCACCGGAATCAGTAGAACTAGAAGTTGTTTCAGATACTGAAGCAGGAGATGGACTCAAACCTATACGACTAGACTTTGCAAATAGTTCATCATACTTTTTCATTAACTTATCAATCTCAATACCAGTAATACTTGACATCTTCTTTAAGGCATCTTCATAACCTTTAGTACCCTCGCCAAAACTTGCTAATGCTTTAGTAAGTTGTTCTTGTGCTATGGCTTGTTCAAGTGTATTTCTAAAACTTTGTTCGCTAACTTTGTTAAGTTCTTTCTGTGCTTCAGTAACCCTATCAATAGCTTGAGTTCTTAAATCCTCTGCTCTTGTTAAGTCTGCTTCAGCTTGTTCAACTTCTCTAAGTGCTTGTTCTTCCTCACGAGATAAAGCAGTAGATTCATCAATAAGTTCTGCTAATTTTTCTTGTGCAACTTGTAGCTCAAGTTTCTGTATTGTAGATTTATCCTCTTGTTCCTCAAGTTCCCTTATAGCTTCTTTTTGTCTTTCAATAGCAAGTTGTTCTTCAGCAGTAACTTGTGCTCCAATACCTTGAACAGATGCAAGATGTTGTTTAGCTTTTTCAAGATTTGCAGTAGCTTGTTCAACTTCTTTTTCTGCTTTCATTTGTTCTGCTAATGCTTTATTCCTAGATTTTTCTGCGTTAGCAACCCTATCTTGCATAGCTTCCATGCGGTCAAGAGCATCAACTACTGACTGCATACCACCAAGCAAACTATCCTCATACGCTTGTGCAGTTTTTAATGCTTCTTTTGCATTGTCATTAAGGGCAATACCATTTTCATTAAGTAAGCTAGTAAGTTCATCAACAGTAAAGTTAGTGCCATCAAGTATTTCCTCTAAAGACTTAGTTGTATCTACAACTTCTTCTGTTTCTTTACCAACAAAACCTAAATAATATTGTTGTCGCCTATACGCCTCAGTAAGCCGGTCTGCCTTTTCAGTTGCTTCTCTATATGCTTCATTACCTTTAGAAATAAATTTAGTAATACCAGCAATAGCAAGACCAACCGCAGTTGCGACTGGTGCTAATGGACTAAGAACTGCAACAATACCAATAATAGCTAACTTAAATTTTTTAGAACTATCTTCAGAAGCATTGACTCGGTTTCTAAAATTTTGTATTCTTTCAACAGTAGTTTGCAACCCTTTAACCATGTTAGTAAGTGCAGGTACAATATCTTCGCCAATAGTAATAGCAAGATTGTTAAGCTGGTTTTGTAATATAGTTACTTGAGATTTGAAAGATTCCAACTGTTTCTGTGCAACTGCCTCAGTAGTTCCACCAGCATTACGCAGTTCATTTTCATAATTACGAATTTCATCTCCAGCACCGGACAATATCTTAACCGCATCAGCTACACCTCTGTTCAAACCTAACTGGTCTAAGGTAGATGCTTTAAGTTCATCAGACATTGGAGATAATACCCTGTCAAGTTCTTCAACAACATCAGCAACATTTTTCATGTTGCCCTCTGTATCAAATAACTCTAAGCCAAGAGCTTTAAACTCTTTTGCATTTTTTGCAGTTGCTCTTGGTATATCTCTAAGAACTTGGTTTAGCTTTTCACCGGCTTCAGCACCTTTAACACCTCTATCAGCAAAAGCAGATAGCACTGCTACACCCTCTTCAATATCCTTACTAACCACTTTGAGTGCAGCACCTGCCTTATTAGTAAGTGCTTCAGAAAACTGTTGAACAGTTGCGTTAGCTAAAGTGTTTGCCTTTACAAGAACATCAGTAACTCTAGTAAGGTTTTGTAAGTTTTGGACTGCATCATCAACAGTAAGACCTAGTGCAGATTGGGCATCTGTTGCCAAGTCTGTTGCAGTAGCCATATCAAACATACCAGCTTGTGCAAACTTAGCGACCTGCGGTAATGCTTGTATAGATTGTTCTGCATCAAGACCAGCAGAAGCCAAGAAAAAA